GACCTTTCTGGGGGTTACGAACTTGAAGCGGTGATCTGGTATGTGATTGCCAGAACATCATTGTCAACTACAGCTCTTGAAGCAGCAAAGGCCTTGGCACACATCAGATAACCTGTAGTAGCTGTCTTAGCTGCCACCGTGGACAGGAAAGCCCCATAGACTGTAATACTTGCAGCAATCGTAAACTCTGCTTTCGAAGCAGCATTTGTAATTACTGCTGTTGCAGTATCTACAGGGACATAACTGGGTTTGTTGGTGGCCGGGGAGTCGTAGTCAGCATCCTGACATTCTCCATAGGTTCCAGCAGCCCCCAACTTCGCAGCTGCGGTATCGCCCAGCGCCGGGGTTACATTGTTCTTGAAGATCCCAACATACCAGATGTTGGAGGCAGCCTTGCTGATGTCGTGGAACATGACATTCAGCAGATAAGCCATACCATCTGTGGTGAAGATATTTGGCTTGGGCTCCCAGGCATTATAGAGACAAACACCATCTCTGTAGTGCTCCAACTTGACGTTTCCTGTGAAGATCACTCCATCCCTTTGATGCTTCAGGGCATAGAGCCATTCACGCAAATTTTTTCTGAACATTTTAGACTCCTTCTTTAAGTTATTGTTGCTATCACACTATCTGTAACTCCAATAAAGTCTCGGTTCTTGTCTTCAAAGTCACCAAGGAAAACCCTTCCATTTCTGATAACGTCTACAGTTACCTGATCCCCAAACCCCACTACGTTCGGTTGAGTCATTGAGGCTAAATACTGAGGAATCCCTTCTTTCATTCTGAAAAGAGAGGCTGCCCGAGTACCAGAATCAAACCTTAGTTTTCTTTCAGTAACTTCTATAACAGTTCCATTGTGCATACCTGCAAACACGCCGTACTTCCCAAGCCACATTGGAATCCCAGAATCCAAATTTCCAAGCATCGTGAAGGAATTGTTTTTAAGATCTCCAAACTTATCAGCATAAGCCAAAGATCCCTTGACAACTCCACTTCCCACCCTTATCTCAGTCATTTCCTTTACTGTCGTTCCATCAAGAAAAAGGGTATCGTTTTCAAATCCCACAAACACTCCTCCAGCAACAGGAGCAATCATAGTTATTGGACTGGAGAAATAGAAAAAGTCTGTTGTTACTCTGAACCATTCATAACCAAAAGGCATTGAGTAATACAGATATTCTCCAACAGAACCCCAAATCCTGCCAAGACCCAAAGCGATATTTTCGAGGGCAGGAGGTGGCTGGCACCAAAGAGAGGGGAGCAACTCTATAGTCGTGGGTAAAGCCACCACCGTGGCTGCTGTCCCTGCATACAGAAGTTGCTCCCCATAAGGTTCTGTAATCCAAACAACTCCTCCAACCGGTAAGTTTGAGCAAACAATTCCTCCCTCAGTAAAGAGAGTAATCTTTGCCAGAGGACCATTCCCACTCATTCTTGCACCTACCATCTGTGTATAACAGACATTGTAGATACCTGGAGGAAGATTACCAGCACCAGCAGAAAGTACTGGTTGTTCGGGGGGAGTAATCCCCCACTGTCTTTGTGTATCAGTCGCAAGGTCTAATGCTCTCGACCACCACTTGTTAGACATATAGACTATTCCGTTCACTTCAGCATAAAACAATCCTTCCAGAGGAACTCCTATTGCCCCCGAAATAACAGTGTTTGTTACACCATCTGTTCGAGAAAGAGCAGTCCCGTCAGCCAGCAACATATATTTGCTTGCCGCATAAAGACTATGTCCATTAGTCAAAGAAAAGACTTTCGTGAAACCAGACCTTTTCTTCAACTGACCAGATTTCTTTACATCTGCATTAAGGATTACTCTTGGAGTGCTCAGATCTTGTGAAAAGACCTGAACATTATCCATGCCTTTGAAGCCAGGAATCTGTCCAACTTTAGGTGGCATCTTACTTGTCCCAAACACTTCTGGATAAGTGGTTTGTTTGTTTACCTACCCAAGCTCGTAGCTTGTCAAGACCTTTCTGGTAAAAACCCTCGTAAACAGCAGTGTTTACCTTCTCTCCATCTATTCCCTCCTCAATGATATTCCAGAGAACCTTTGCTGCTCCATAGACCAGCAGGTCTCTATGAATATAAGAAGGAAGGCAAGATGCTGTCTCTCCATCAGCTACAAGACTGAGGGGCTCTTTGTAAATCAGCAACACAATGTTAGTAACAACCAGTGGCTGACTTATATACCAAAGAACTGTACCTTCTAAAGCAACTTTCGAAAGATCACCTGTTGTAGACATTGTTGGATCATCTTCTAAAAGTTCAGACAATCCTCCATCTGCCTGAGCAAGCTTTCCTGTTTCTGTTCCTACAAATAAAAGGCGACCAGTCATTCTATCAGGGAGATTAGTATATGACTGACCTACAACAGTGCCAACGGTAGTCAAAGTTTTAAGTGCAGGTATGTGCACTTCATTAACCACCTCCTGGAGGACATCATTAACTATCCCCGGAATCCTCGACTCTAAAGAAGAGTCTTTTACGCACACAAATACTTCGTCTTGGATTTCTTTAAAAGTCATGACTGGTCGCCTCTTCAGTTTAAACTTCCTATTTTCCAGGAAGTTTGGTAATTAAAGCATGAACCCTCATTTGGCCAGCTGTAATGGCAGCAGCATTTCCAACCCACACAGAGATTGTGGGGACGGCTGCAGCAACCCCAGTGATAATGCGAGGGGTAGCCCAGGTGCCAGCAGCCTTCGCAACAGCAAAAGCTTCAGTTGCACCAGGACCGTAATACCCAGCTGTTTGAGGGGTGGTGATAGTTGCCGAAAGCATATAGCTATCCTTGTCAGTGATTGTCGCAACTCCTCCAGTGATAGAGGCTTCCAGCGGAATTGTAGCCCCACCAACAATGATCTTGGTAAGGGCAGTAAATCCCACAAGGATCTGTACAACAATCTCATGAACAATGATAATCTGTCCAGCCGTAGGAAAGCTGAACGCTACGTTTGCTCTCGGGGCCACAATCGTTACTGACTCTCCAGCAGCATCATTTACCAAGGATGTTTCTGCAGCGAGGATGGTCAATGTTGCAGCAGCAACACCAGGAACTCCAGCGGCAGCCAACGTGAAGAAATCCAAGTTGGCTGCTGCACCGGCTCCTGTGAAGCCTGAAACATAGATAACATCATCGTCCAGAAATCCTGAGGTGACAAAAGCTGCGGCGGTACCAGTGATAGTGTCAGGGGCGCCAGTAACGCCCGCAATATCTAAAGCTGTCAGGTGCGCACCGAAGGCATTCATCTCAGGCCCTGTCATTATTGCCGAGGAGATCCAGTAAGGAGTAAAGAACGCACTGTCCCGAAGGTCAGCACGTCTCCAGTCTTGAATCAACATTGGTTATACTCCTTTCGTTTTCTGGCTATTTGCCAGGAATGTTTGAGATCAGCATATGCAGAACACCAACACCAGCAGTAATTGCTCCTGCACTGGTAAGCACTGCATACACAACAGGCACGGTGGCAGCAGCCCCAACGATGAATCTTGGGGCGGTATAACTTCCTGCAGCAACCTGGGTCAGCCAGTCTGAGGTGTGGCCGGTGTCAGGACCGTAGTAACCCTCAGAAGTCAGGGTCATATCTGCAGCCAGAATATACTCATCCACATCCACGTTGGTCAAGACTCCAAGAGTTGTGATGTCGTCAGTGGCAATGGTCCCACTTCCGATTGTGCCGGATGTTCCAGCGGTAAAAACTGTAGTTACCTGAAAGACCACTTCGTGAATCAAAGTGATTTTTCCGGCGACAGGAAACGAGAAAAAGCATACACTTTTATCCTTAATGTCTGCCCCAAGGACTTTCCCTGAGGTGATCCAGTAAGGAGAAGCATAGACGCTGTCCCGAAGGTCAGTTCTTCGAATATCATACATAGCCATTTAAGGTTACCTCTCTTTCGGTTAGAAATGTTAAAAAATAACTGAATAGTCGACAAAGACAAAGAACGTTCCTGCTGTCCCACCGTCATCATCAGTGATAACAGTGATGGCTCCGCCGGCAGCGCTGAAATACTTCCCAGGTTGCGAGGAGATAGAAACATCCAGCATCACCTTCAACCCAGCCACCCACGGAATGGTAACGTCTGAGGTCATGAAGCCATCAGTGACAGCAACTTCTTTATTCCCCATCCAGCCGATTTCGAGTGTTGCCGTAGCCAGTGTATAGGCTGTGGTAATCAACACCCAGATCTGTTTGACGAAGGCATACCGAGGAATTCTGATGACATTGTAAGTGGCATCAGCGGGGGCAGCCATTTTCTTACTTCTCGCAAACATGTAGTTTTGCGAAAAGGCAGAGGTGTAAAAATCAGTGCTCATTTTCAAAACTCCTTTTCTTGCCCAGAAAGTTCATTAATTGAACCTTCTGGGCTGTTTGAGGTTTAGTCTAAGGCAGCACCCCAGGAAGAACCAGTGATGATCCCGAAGTCCATATCATTGAACTTCACCTTTTTACAGCCCAGGATACCACCGCCTCTGACGTTCATGAAACGCTCGGCATCACGGGTGTAAGGGACAAAGCTCATTGTGGTGGACTTGGAATCTCCGGCTCCGCCCCAGGCCCATACAGCAGCCTGAGCTCCCAAGAGAACATTCCGATATACTGAAGAGTTGGTGGGAGACTTTCTCACCCGCTCACTCTTGCTGACCAGCATTCCGTTGTATTCAAACTCTACATTGGGTTGCTGAAGCTTTCCTGCCGAGCGAACCAAATCCCCCCACTGGCCAATGTTCATGTTCTGACGCATACGGTCAAAGACATAGGTGTGGAGGATAACCCGGAAGTAACTCTTCCCGCCGATCTTCAGAGGCCGAAGCTTGAAGGCTCCAACCGTAGTCGGCATTTCCGCCAGTTGCTTCATACGATCCAGGAAATTCAAGTCAATGATGTCTGCGGAGGTCAGAAGAGCGTCAGAGGCTATGTCGTTCACCCGAAGCCAATGACTCGTATCAGGGTCGGTACAAGCCTGCGCAAAAGTTTTTCCGGCAATCTTAAAGGTTGTATCACCACAGAGAGTGGCAATAACCATGTTAGAAAGCTTGTCGGCCCACCAGTCCTGCAATCCGCCTTTGCCCTCTTGCAGCAGATTATAAGGCACCCTTTGCTCTTCCATCTTACCGCCAGTGTCAACTGCGTGGTTGAGCTCTTCGATGGTGAGTTTGAAATTCCGGAAGATAAGCTTCTCTTCGTTCCCTTCCACTGCATCATTTCCTACAACCCCTTCTCCAGTCAGAGGAAGTCTGATTCCGAAGGTCATCTCGTCCCCTTCGCCTTTTGCCAGATCGGTATTCATCTGGACGATTGAATCCTTGCCCTTCCCTACCAAGTCGTTAAACTCGACCGCAGGAAGGATAATGCTGAACAGCTCCCGAGCCCATTTTTTCCTGGTCAAGGGATCATTGGTTAAAAACTCTGTTTTGGGAGGCATCTTTAAAACTCCTTTTCTTCACTCATTATTTGAGTTGATTTTTTAAATACTTGTCGTAAACATCTCTTGGAACCTTGTGCAGCTCGTCTTCTGGGAGGTCGTCAATCATAGCTGCAGTCCAGCCTGGGGTACCACTTCCACCACCAGGTATATTATGGACACTACCAGGAACCTTGGGCGGGGGAGAATCAGAGGACTTTTCCTTCCCTTTTCCCTCTTCCTCTTTTCCTTTGCCCTCTCCGGCAGGTTTGGTAAACGCAGGATGAAACTCTTTAATCTTTTGATACATATACTTGTAAGGGTTAGGTAGCCCCCAGATAGCGGTCTCGACTTCTTTGACTCTCTGGATCAGTTTGCCACCTTCAGTTGAAACAACATGCTTAGCCATTGCCTCAACTATATCATCAAAGTTGCTCTGCGAAACAACTTCCCTTACATCCTCGAATTTAGGATTCAACTCCATCGTTTCGAGCAGCGTCTCAAGTTGGGACTGCCTGATAGCCGCCAACTCTTCAGTCTTCTTAGCAATCTCTGGATCATCTTCAGGCAGAAGCTCGGCCTTCTGTAAGGCCTTAGTAGCTTTCTCAAGCTCAATGTTTAGCCTGTCTACTTCTCTCTTTTGCTCCCGAGCAG